GCGAAATCCTAATGACGGATGAGCAGTTTGCACTTGTTCATATGTTAAGCTCAACATGTAAGAAAACAGATTTCATCAACGCAATGTCATACTTATTACTTATGAAAATAGGTTATGGTAGAGGTAGATATTTCTCAGATGTTTATAATAATGATAAACCTTACTACGGACATATCAGTAACGAATACTTTAGACTAGGAGGCACACCTCTTAATTCAGCAGTGATACTAGCAACTGAAGTGGCTAAGACTTTCCAAAAGAAATACAATGTAGAATTACTTACTACAATATTCTTAACAGACGGTGGTGCTACAGACGGTGTTACATACAGAAAAGCAGAAAGAGACTCTGAGGACAGAGTAGGAACTGATAGTGTATACTCAGATCAGATTGCTATTAAAGACGGTCCAATAGTAACTAGACTTCCACAGAAAGATGGTTACTCCAGAAGAGATAATGTTACTACACAGACACTCTTAGAACATTACAAAAGAGTTACTGGCTCTACACTAATCAACTTCCACATTGTTGACGGTAAAAGAGATGCCTTCCACTCAGAACATCAAGCAGATGTTTGGATGGATGAAGGTAAAGAAGCAGATTACTATATGTCCAGCGATTGGATTGAGAATGTATGGAAAGATGTACTTGCCAAGAAGTTTGCAGTTACTACTCCTAAATTTGGATACGACGCTAGGTTCCTTCTTAAAGGCAGAGATGATCTTAAGATTGAGAACAAAGAGTTAACTGTTAAGTCTAATAAGAAAGGAGACTTACTTAGAGGTTTCAGAAACTTCAACAAAGGCAAGAAGACTTCTAGAACATTCCTTAACCAAATCATCGATATGGTAGCTTAGATGATAGAACTACTAGAAAACGGCTCTACTAGCACCCCTCTAAGGGGTGGCCTAGTACCAGGTAATACACTAGGTACCCTGGATTTAGCCCCTGCCATAGCCCCTCTAAGGGAGAAAAAGATTTCAAAAGAATGTAATAAAATGCTTGACTCTTGGTTCGCCAGAGTGCATAATACATGTATATTAAATAATAAAAGTGAGGACTTATATAATGAAAGCAATAGATAGAGAAAACTTAATCCAAACCCTACAGTCACAGGACAACGGTACTGGAGTTTTTACCCGTAAACAAATCATCGAAACAGCTAGCTCAATAGGCTTAGGTTTCCCAGCATGGTTGGTGAACGGCAAGCCAGAAGTCAAAGTTGACAGAGGCGTTTATAATTTAACCAGTATGTTTGGTGGACAGGTTGCTCAGGCACAGCCCATTGAACAGGCTCAACAAGCACCTTTAGCAGTGGTTGAAACCCAAGCTCCACAGGTGTTGGTACAAGCTAAATTAGCTGTAGAAGTAGACGATCTTATCCCAGGAAAAGATGCTACTTTTGTACCATTTGGATTTTACAAGGACTTGAAAACAGTTCTTAGTACTAGCATGTTCTACCCAATATTCATATCAGGACTTTCAGGTAATGGTAAGACTACAATGGTTGAACAAGTATGTGCAAACCTAAAGCGTGAGGCTATTAGAGTAAATATTAGTATTGAAACTGATGAAGATGATTTAATCGGTGGAAATACATTAGTTGACGGTAATGTCGTCTACCGAGAAGGGCCCGTCCTCACCGCGATGAAGCGGGGCGCTGTTCTCATTCTTGATGAAGTCGATAGGGGTTCAAACAAGTTGATGTGCTTACAAGCCATCCTTGAGGGGAAGCCTTATTTCAACAAGAAGACAGGCGAAACCGTTACTCCTGCTCCTGGATTTAACTTAGTGGCTACGGCCAATACTAAGGGTCGAGGTTCAGATGATGGCAAATTTATTTCAGCCAACATACTCGACGAGGCATTCCTAGAAAGGTTTGCAATCACAGTTGAGCAGGAGTACCCTACACTAGCTACCGAGAAAAAGATAGTGATCAAGAAGATGGAAAAGGTCAACAATGTAGACCAAGACTTCGCGACACACCTTGTTACTTGGAGTGATGTTATTCGTAAAACATATTACGAAGGTGCCATCGACGAACTTATTTCAACTCGTAGGTTGGAGCACATTGTTAACGCTTTTGCCGTGTTTGGTGACAAGCAAAAGGCTGTTCAACTTTGTGTTAATAGGTTCGACGAAGACACAAAAGAGGCATTCATTGATTTGTATGCCAAGGTTGATCCAAGTGTTGAACTAGAACAACAAATGGAAGAAAATGCAGAACAGGAGATACATGAAGATGGCGAAGAATAAAACGCCAGAGTATAAGTTCAACGAAGGAGCTCTCATTAGGGAGCTCCAATCGTATATCGACAAGACATACTCTGGACATTACAGCAGAAACAAATTTCAATCCACAGAATTCATTAGTGATTGTGGACATGGAATAGGATTTACAATAGGAAACATTCTGAAATACGCACAACGATACGGCAGAAAAGGTACCACAGAGGACCATAGAAAGGATCTTATGAAGGTATTACACTACGGCATTATTGCTCTCTCAGAACACGATAAAAATACCGTAAAACATTATCTAGACGATTAAACTCTTATAAATAATAAGACAAATTGGAGACAACTAATGGCGTATACCGTAACAATGACACTTACAAGACCTGATGAGGGCACAGCATTACCAACAGTAGCTAGTATTTCAGAAGCTAATAAAACAGAAAGCGCTACAGCTTTAGCTAACGCAGGTGCAACAAAAGGTTTCGAGACAGACGGTCTAGTTACCAGGATTGTATATGTTTTTCCTGATAAAGATACACATGATTCTTTAGATATTCTGGGAACAATAACAGATGAATCTACTGTTAGAACAGCATATAAACAAGCACTAATAGATGCAAACATAACCTGTAAAATTGAAGACGATTTAGGAACTACAATAGCAGAATTTTAATTAACTAGGACTACATTATGGAAAATATTATGGATCGTGTGCTCTACGAAAAGATAGGGCGAGTTGGAATCATAAGTTTAAATATGGTTGGCGACAATAACCGATGTGATATTCATTCATACCCAGCAATCAACGAAGCATTACTTAGAGTCAGAGACGATGATGACGTCTGGGCAGTAGTAATGCAATCAGCCCCAGGCAAAACAGACTTTTGTGTGGGTGCAGACTTATCCAATACAGAAAACTTTATGGACGCTACTAAGCAAGGCTTAGGTACATATCTTGAAAATGATATGACAACACCTAAACCTATTATTTGTGCTGTTCATGGTTGGACTATTGGAGAAGGGTTTAGTTTTATGTTAGGGTGTGATATTGTAATAGCAGATTCCAATACTAAGTTTTGGATGAACGAATCCCAGAGGGGATTAAATCCTGTGACAATGCAGGTAAAACTAACACAAAAAATTGGTTACAATAGAGCAATGGGCTTTATGATTCCAGGAGATCCTGAGACTACTGCATGGGGAGAGAAGGTAGGACTTGTTAATAAAGTTATAGCTCCAGGAGAAGATGTTAGACAGGTAGCATTTGAATATGCTAAAAGAATAACAGAAATATGTGCACCAATAGCAGTACATGGAACAAAAGCAGGTGCATGGGAAACTGTAAATGGACATTTAGATGAGGCAATAACAAAAGCACTTTGGGCTAAGGATTTATGTATTGACTCTAAAGATCTACAAGAGGCTCTTACATCCTGGCAAGAAGGCCGTCCAGCAGTGTTCAAAAATGAGTAATGACTCAGTTAAAAAACTTCAAATAAACGACAAAGGTTTCATTGCCTTTGATGTTATCCCAGGAAAGAAATATAAATGGATGATGCACGAATCACAAGAGTGGTTTGATAAGGCAAAAAAGATTCAAGGTTCAGATTGGTATTGGAACGATCCTCACATAGATGTTGAATATGTTTTTGACTCTTTTGGATTTAGAAATCATAAAGAGTTAGAAGAGATTAGTCAAAACGAATGGTGGTTATTAGATGCAGGATGTCCTACATTAGGACCAGGTGTTAATAGGTTTGATACTTGTGCATCTGTTTTATCTGATATAGGAGACTTTGGTGTATATGATACAAGTTTATTTGGCAACAGGCCAGAATATGCTGCACATAATCTTTTGGAACTGTCTAAAAGATGGCACAAACCACCTAGTAGAATTATGTTAGCAGTAGCAGAAAATCCTACAGGAACATTTAAAATTACAGATCATAACACAATACACAATATAGACTATGCAGGTTCTTTATTGTATCCTAATGAACCTGATTATGCCTTCTTTAGAGAGTATGAATCAACAACTATTCCTACTTCCCAACATACAATTCTTTATCGTACTATCATAAAATTATGTGAGAAATTAGATATAGAATTAACATTTATGAATCTAGGAGGAAACTCATTAGAAGAAACTACAGAAATATCTTCAGCACATCAATTCAAAAATGATGTAGATATTTTTTCTATGGAAGTAGTAGGAGGTTCAGTAGGAGCATATCATAAAGATGATACATTTGAACAGCGTCAACAGATATGTAAGGAAAGAATCTTTACACCTATAATAACATGCCAACCACCTAAAGGGTACGAACGAGAGGATGTAGGTAGAGATCTAATTCACCCATCAATTAAAACACATCAATTATTTGCACAGAATATAGCAAACCACTTTAACCTTTCTTGTTACTAAAATTGCACCTGTGTGTATAAATAGTATTGTATGAAGGAACAAAAAGAATACACTAATTGGTCCTACAATACATTGACTCTTACTATATAAGATCGTATAATACGATATAGTAAATATAAATTTGGAGATATATTATGAAACTAAGCAAAGGCACTCTTGATACTCTCAAGAACTTCGCAACAATTAACACGAATATTCTTATTCGTGAGGGTAGTACACTTTCTACTATTAGCACAGGCAAAAACATTTTTGCTAGAGCTGAGGTGACTGAGTCCTTTCCTAGAGAGTTTGCAATCTATGATTTAAATGGCTTGCTCCCTCTCTTAACTTTAATGGAAGATACAGATGTTGACTTTGGAGATGAGAGTCTTAAAGTCACAAAAGGTTCTTCCGTATTTGAATATTTTTATGCAGACCCTAACATTATTGTTAGTGCTCCTGACAAAAGTATTGATGTAGATAACTTCTTCCAGTTTGACTTAACTAAAGATGACATTGACATGATTATGAAAGCAGCAGCTATTACAGCAGCTCCCATGTTAAGCATCGTAGGTGACGGCAACGAAGTTACAATGCAAGTAGGCGATCCTAGTACACCTAAGTCTAATTCATTTAGACAAGTTATAGGTACAACAGACAAACAGTTTGATGCTAAACTAGCAGTGGAAAACTTTAAGGTTATCCCTGGTAGTTATACAGTTATTCTTTCTGAGAAAAAGTTTATGTTCTTAGAAAGCAGTAAAGGCGATACAAAATATTGGCTGGCACTAGAGCGTTCTTCAGTAATAGGAGCTAACAATGGGTGATGATAAACTAGAAGTAACTATCCGTGAAGCACAGAATGGCTGGGTAGTAGAATTTAACAAGGAAGGCGAAACAGTAGAATATATTTTTACTAGGCCTAATCCAGCAATTAATATCGTTAGAAAAGTAATGAAGGGTGAAGTAGATCCTTTCCAGGAGGAAGAATGAGCGAGTTAACAGCACAAATACCACCATTTAAAATTACCAAACAGGTAACCACAACAGATGGTGTTTCTAAATTTGTTGAAATGAATGATGTAGATCTTTTTGAAGGTAAAAGAATTGTAGTCTTTGGATTACCAGGAGCTTTTACACCTACATGTTCAGGACAACAATTACCAGGGTTCGAGGAGTTATATAATGACTTTAGACAAGCTGGTATTGATGATGTCTATTGTATTACAGTTAACGATACATTCGTCTGTAATGAGTGGGCAATGAACCAAGGGCTAGTAAATGTAAAAATTATTCCTGATGGCTCAGCACAATTAACTATTAAGCTAGGTATGGATGTGAGAAAAGATAACATTGGTTTCGGTGTTAGATCTTGGAGATACGCAGCAATAGTTGATGACAGACAAGTGGTACAATCTTTCGTTGAAGAAGGATTTGGTGATGATATTGAGGGAGATCCTTATGAACTATCCAAACCAGAGTTTGTTTTAGATAATGTGAAAGCATTTGGCTGGAGTAGTGAAGGTAAGCACATAAACTTAGAATTCTCAGATACGACAGATATCAAGGAGAATTTTTCGTAGACCTTTTTACCCTCGAAAAATGTGGCCGGAAAAAATGGCCAAAAAAGTAAATTATATTATGAAGGAGTGATTATGGAACCAGGACAATTTTTATGGGTTGAGAAATATCGTCCACGCACGGTGGAAGATTGTGTCCTCCCTGAGAGTGTAAAAAAGCAATTTGCTACATTCATTAAGAAGGGTGAAGTGCCTAACTTATTATTAAGTGGGACAGCAGGTACAGGTAAAACTACTCTCGCGCGTGCGTTATGTGAATCCTTAGGCTGTGACTATATTGTTATTAATGGTAGTGATGAAGGTAGACAGATAGATACCCTCAGAACTAAAATTAGGCAGTTTGCCTCAGCTGTTTCTTTTGAGGGTAAAACTAAGGTTGTTATTCTTGATGAGGCAGACTATATGAACAGAGATAGTGTACAACCAGCCCTTAGAGGGTTCATAGAGACATTCTCTGAGAACTGTAGGTTTATATTTACATGTAACTATGCTAATAGGTTAATAGACCCGTTACATAGCAGGACTACTGTTATAGACTTTAAAATAGCACCCTCAGATCGCCCTGTATTAGCTTCTAAGTTTATGGAAAGGATGAAGTATATCCTTAATACAGAAGGCGTACAATACAACGAAAAGGTGCTCGCTGAGCTCCTAATGAAGCACTTTCCTGACTATAGAAGGGTGCTAAATGAGCTACAGCGGTACTCTGTAAGTGGTGTTATAGATGAGGGTATACTAAGTAACTTCCAAGAAATAAACGCTAAGCAGCTGTTAGAGAGCCTTAGAGAGAAAGACTGGAAGAAGATGAGACAATGGGTAGCTAACAATGTGGACACAGATCCACAGGGTATATTTAGACAGATATACGATATACTGCTCCCTGAGGTTAAGTCAGTACCCCAAGTGGTTCTATTAATAGCAGATTATCAGTACAAAGCAGCTTTTGTAGCAGATCAAGAGATTAACCTTACAGCTTGCTTAACTGAAATTATGGCTAATGTGGAGTTTAAGTAATGAAAGATTACAACAAAGCAAAAACAGCAGATGCTCGAATTGACATTAGAGTGCCATCTGAGATTAAGCAGGAAATTACACAGGAGGCTAAAGAGAGGGGCATTACTGTTACTGAACTATTATTAGAAAGTTATAGGATGTTGAAAGATGTTGACATTAGGTAAATTATGGAAATTATGGTGTATGTCGTTAGGAGAAAAAGCTAGCGACGATTCTAGGGAAGCAGATGCAGTTGCAGTTATGAGAACTATTGTAGTTCTTGTTAATTTCTTTACTTGCTTCTTTATTATATCAGGAGTATTAAGACATTGGTAGATTCAATATTAGAAGGATTTGGAGATCCTGTTGTAGAGGTAGATGAGAAAGAGTTTGAACAAAAACTTAAAAAGATCTCACCTTTCGATTTTGCTAATAGTATTAACCATACAAAAGAAGATTTAATAGTAGATGAAAGGACAGAAAAAGAATACAATCCTTTTATCGTAAATCGTGCAATGGGATTTGGCAAAGATACAATTATTGCAGGTAATGAAATGAATGCCAGACCTCATTTAGACAATAAATTACAATATGATTTTTTAAGAAGCGTTGTAAGGAAAGCGAAGCGTTACAATAAATGGCTAAAGGCTGAAGAAGAAAATATTGAGGCAATTCAAGAGTTTTTTGGATACAGTTTTATTAAAGCAAAAGAAGCTTTATCAATATTAACGGAAACAGAAATAGATCTCATTAAGTTGCATCTTAACACCTCTAAAGGTGGAAAGGTATAAATATCAATATAACCTAGTATATTATACAACAACAAGGCGTATTGAAATGAGTGATCAAGAGAATTACTTTAATATTGACTACCCAGGCTATAGCCCATTAGAAGTCACTTTAAAGGACCCAGAAGACTTTTTAAAAGTAAGGGAAACCCTATCTCGAATAGGTGTTGCTTCTAAAAAGGAACAGGTTCTTTATCAGTCCTGTCATATTCTTCACAAGAAAGGCAGATACTTCATAACACACTTCAAAGAACTTTTTGCATTAGATGGCAAAGAGGCAGATTTCCAAGACAATGATTTACAAAGACGAAACACTATTGCAAAACTTCTATCAGATTGGGGTTTAGTAGATATAGTAGGTGAGGTAGGAGAATGTTCCCCTTTAAGTCAGATAAAAATTATATCATTTAAAGAGAAGAGTGAGTGGGAACTAATTCCTAAGTACAATATTGGAAAAAAAGTTAAATAGCGATCTTTATTATCTAAACAAGATCAAAGAAGAGCAGGATAAAGTAGGTCCTGGTTTTTGTGTATTGAAATGGTTTCACCAAGAAATGCACTTAGGCTCAGGACTTAATCATTCTTGTTATCATTGTCCTACACATAAAATTCCTACAAATTCAGATTTACATAACACACCTCATAAGAAGGAACAGAGAGCAATTATGTTGCAAGGTGGACAACCTGACGAGTGCTCTTATTGTTGGCAAGTAGAGGATCTAGATTTAATTTCAGATAGACAGACACTTGCAGTACAATTTTTTAAACACGATCCTAATATAATAGCAAAAGCAACAGAAGCAGGATTGAATGATGTTTATCCAAAATATTTGGAACTTAGTTTTACAAATAAATGCCAAATGAAGTGTAGCTATTGTGGACCTAGTTTTAGTAGTAGTTGGCAAAAAGAAATGGATGAGTTTGGAGAGTATCCTCTATCGCAACCTGAGTATCATAATGGAAGTGAATATAAAGAAACAAATTCTCCGTATATAAAAAGATTTTGGAAATGGTTTCCAGAAGCATATAAACATTTATTTGTGCTTAGAGTTACAGGTGGTGAACCTTTATTAGATAAGAATACATATAAGTTATTAGAATATGTATCAGAAAATCCAAGAGAAGGTGTTTCGTTTCATTGTAATTCTAATCTTATGGTTTCTAAGAGTAGAGTAAAAAGATACACATTGTTAGCTAAGAATATACCTGAATCCAAACTTTATGTCAGTATAGACTCGTGGGGAAAACAAGCAGAATATATTAGACACGGATTAGATATGTCTCATTTTGAAGAAAATTTACATACAGTCTTAGGTAATGGATTGCAAGTAGGTTTGATGATTACTTACAACCTTTTGTCAATACCTAATATAGATGAATTTATTTTTAAAGTAGCAGAACTAAAAACTCAATACCCAGGTCAACTACATTGGGACTCTCCCCATATGACAAGTCCTGAACACCTTTCAGCACAAATTGCTAATGATAAACTTATAAATATTATGGATAAAAGTTTACAAACCATGAAAGGTTATGAACAGTTTACGGAAGGCGAATATCAGAAATATAGACGAACCGTAGAGTGGATAAAGAATAATCGTTTTACAGGTGAAAAACTCCAAAGACATAGAAATGATTTTGTGTCATTTGTTAGAGAGCATGATAAGAGAAGGAATACAAGTTTTACAGATTCCTTTGGTATACTAGGTGATGAAATAATTGATGATTTTAACTAAAACTCTTATAAATAATAATGATACGCCGGAAGGGTATCATAATTTAATCTTGCTAAATAATAGGAGAAAACAATGGTAAGCATAAACACGACAAATTGGAACGATTTCGTTTCAGCATTCCCACAAATAGAAAGTAGACTAATTGGATTTGACAGAGTCTTTGACGCTGTTCAAAGAGTCAATACCAGTGAGGCTAATTTCCCACCTTATAATATTAAGAAAATAGACGACGAGAATTATGAAATTCAAATTGCTCTTGCAGGCTTTTCAAAGTCTGAACTAGATATTACTGTGGAAGACGGCAATCTAATCGTCAAAGGTGAACAAGCAGAGACTTCTAAATCAGAATATTTGCACAAAGGAATTGCAGAACGCAATTTCACAAGAACATGGTCTTTAGCAGATACTGTTAAAGTGTCAGGTTCTGAATTGAAGGACGGAGTATTAACAATTAATTTGGTAAACAAAATTCCAGATGAATTAAAACCTCAGTCAATTAAAATTAAATAATTAAAGGAGATAAGGAGCATGTCAAACATTCAAATCGTAAAACTTACAACAGGTGAAGATATTATGGGTGATGTAACATCTACAGAAGTAGATGGAAAAGAAGGTTTTTTACTAATTAATAAACCCGCTATTATTATGATGATGCCTAAACCTGGAAGTGATACTGATTTTGGCGTGGGACTTGCTCCTTACGCTCCATTCAGCAAAGATCATAAGGTGCCGGTATTCCCACAACATGTCGTTTCAGTTTATGATCCAGGCAATGATATTTTAAACGCATATAATGAAAAATATGGTTCTGGAATTGTTACGCCTGATTTTATAAATAAAAAGGTGTTGAACGAAACTATAAAGGGAAAATAATGTATCAATATAGAATAACAGTAGTAAAAATTGTAGACGGAGATACAGTAGATGTGGATATCGACTTGGGCTTCGGTGTATGGCTTAAGAAACAAAGGATTAGGTTATACGGAATTGACACACCGGAAAGTAGAACCCGTGATCTTGACGAAAAACGATATGGACTCATGGCGAAGAAATATCTCACAGAACAGATACAAGATGGAGCTATACTCAAAACAAGGCTCGATAAAAAAGGAAAGTATGGAAGGATACTTGGTGAATTTCTTACTTTAGATGGTGAAACTAATATTAACGAATTAATGATCCACAAACATCATGCCGTTTCCTATCACGGTGCAAGTAAAGCAGATATTGCTGAAGGACACTTGAAAAATAGGACCAGAGTTAAAGAAATTTAATTGACATTAAGTACAAAAGAGTGCATAATGTCTATATTATGTTTAAGGTGTTGTTATGAATTTTTATACTTATGCGAGACATTACGGCAATAAAATACTTGTCCGTGGTGTAAGAAACGGTGAAAGGTACACAGAGAAGCAAGACTTCAGACCTACATTGTTTGTTAAGACAGACAAACCTTCAGACTATAAAAGTATTTACGGTGAACCCGTAGCACCTATACAGTTTGAGGACAACAAGGAGGCAACCGCTTTCTTTGACAGATACAAAGATGTATCCAATTTTCCAATATTTGGACAAAACTATTACGCATACCAATATATTACCGAGAAGTTTCCTGGTGATATAGAATGGAATGCTTCCAAGTTGGCTATCTACTCTATTGATATTGAAACAACATCAGAAGGTGGATTTCCAAATGTGGACTCCCCTGCCGAAAAGGTACTCGTTATCACACTTCAAAACAACAACACCAAGAAGATAACAACCTTCGGATTGGGGGAGTTCACACCTACCCATGAAACATCTAAATATGATGTAGACTGGATAGGTTGTAAGGATGAATATACTTTATTAAAAACTTTTGTTGAGTGGTGGGAGAAAAATACTCCTGATGTTATTACAGGTTGGAACTCTAATTTGTTTGACATTCCTTATATGATAGGTAGGATAGAAAGAATTCTAGGTGAGGGAGAACATAAAAGATTATCTCCTTTTGGTTTAGTTAACAAGCGTCCTATTCGATTTGCTAATCGTGAGATGACAGCATACGAAATTACAGGCGTTGCACAATTAGATTATCTAGACTTATATAAGAAGTTTACTTATGTGACTCGTGAGTCCTATAAACTAGACTTTATTACACAAACAGAACTAGGACATAAAAAACTAGAATCTGGGTTTGAGACATTTAAAGAGTTTTATGAAGGTGACTGGAATAGGTTTGTTGAATATAATATTATAGATACAGTTCTTGTTGATGAGTTAGAAGATAAAATGAAACTTATTGAACTGGCTATTACAATGGCATACGATGCTAAATGTAACTTTGGAGATGTATTCTCAGCTGTTAGAACCTGGGATAGTTTGATGTATAATCATCTTTGGAATAAAAAGATTGTTATTGGCCAAGGTGGTGGTAGAAAAGATACACAGATAGAAGGTGCTTTTGTACAAGAGCCTGTCCCTGGCAGTTATGAATGGGTGGCTAGTTTCGATGCTACAAGTCTATATCCTAGTATACTAATGCAACACAATATGAGTCCTGAGACTATTGTTCCAGGTTATCAGTATGAGGTTTCAGTTGACGATCAACTTGATAGATACAAGTTAGATAAACTTAAAGAAAAGAACTATACAATGGCTGGTAATGGTTCTTGTTATACTCGTGAAAAGAAAGGACACTTTCCTGAGATAGTACAAAAGTTCTTTAATGATAGAATTAAATACAAGAAACTTATGCAGAAGGCACAGAAAGATTTCCAGGAAACTGGTGCCTTACATCACAAGAATGAGATAAGTAAATACAATAATTTTCAGATGGCTCGTAAGATTCAATTAAACAGTTTATATGGTGCCATGGCTAATCAGTATTTTAGATTCTATGATGATAGAATTGCAGAAGGCATTACAATGTCAGGACAGTTAATTATTCGTGATACTGCTAAGGCTCTCGATACATACATGAACAAAGTATGTGGCACAGATGACGAAATGTATTCTTTTTATAGTGATACAGACTCTTGCTATGTTACATGTAAGACATTGGTAGAAAACTTCTTCCCTGACAAAGACACAGATAAGGTTGTAGGATTATTAGATAAAATTGCTACAGACAAAATAGAACCTGCTATTGCTCAGGCAATGACAAAGTTAGGTAATTATACTAATGCCTTTGAACACAAAATAGACTTTAAGCGTGAGGTTATTGCAGACAAAGGTGTGTTTGTGGCTAAGAAAAGATATGCCTTAAATGTACTAGATGACGAAGGACTAAGACTAAAAGAACCTAAGTTAAAAGTTATGGGTTTAGAAATTGTGAGGTCCTCGACACCTGCTCCTATTCGAGATAGTTTGAAAGAGGCAGTTCGTCTTATTCTTACAAGTGATGAAGAACATTTACAAACATATATTGCAGAGGCACAAAAACAATTTAATACATTGCCTGTAGAAGATATTGCTTTCCCTCGAGGATGTAATAATTTACAAAAATATTCATCTACAGCAGACATTTATCAGAAAGGCACTCCTATACATGTTCGAGGATCTTTACTGTATAACAAATTATTGAAAGATAATAAATTACATTTAAAGTATGAGGCAATACAAGATGGTGATAAGATTAAATTCTTATACTTGAAAGAACCTAATAGTCTACATGAAAATACTATTGCCTTTGTAACTAAACTTCCTAAGGAGTTTGATATAAGCAAATATGTAGATTATGATTTAATTTTTCAGAAGGCATTTACTGATCCTTTAGAAAATATTTTAAAACCTTTGGGGTGGAATACAGAACCTCAAGCAACATTAGAGGATTTATTCGCATGATAATAGATGGACATTTTATAGTAAGTATGATTAAAAGTTTAATCAGAGTGGCAGCAGGAGGTTTCTTAATAGGAGGCGATCTTGTAATGGCAGGCGGTTTATTGATAGCAGCAGAACTGCTCGGAGTATTAGAGGAAATGGTTTAATGAATGAACTATTAGAATTAGATGATCTTATTTACTATGTAGGTAAATGGCACAAGGATAGAAATTTAATTGAAGGTGCAAATGATAAAGATCAATTTTGTAAATTGATACAAGAATGTGGAGAACTATCTGATAACATCTGTAAAGGTAAAGATCTTAGAGATGATGTTGGAGATATAATGGTTGTACTAATTAACATTTGCGTACGAAATAATATAACACTTGAAGAATGTCTACAGGTTGCTTATGACGACATAAAAGATCGTAAAGGCAAAATGGTAGACGGAGTATTCATAAAGGAGGAGTAATGGGCACAAGAGCTTGGTACAAAAAAGGAGTTAACTTTAGAAGGCAAGGAGCCTTGGAAAGACTTATAGTTTCTAAATTCACACCTAAAACTATTAATGGTAAGGAAAGGAATGAAAAGAACTGGACAAAGAAGAAGGAAGAACAAATCGAGATTCTCGAGTCTAGAATCAGAGGTCAGTAAAATGAAAGTTGCAATAATTGGATATGGATTTGTAGGAACTGCTACAGAGTATTTTTTAATAAACGGTTTCAAAGAAACATTTGATATTCAAATACTTGATCCTGCCAAAGGTTATAATGATATAGAATGGAAAGGTATTGAATACGCATTTATATGTGTTCCAACTAACCTAAAAGAAGATAAATTAGACGCATCTATTATAGATAATATACTAGACGATTTAGATCCTAATGTACATCCTATAATTAGAAGTACGGTAGGACCTGAACAAGCTCTGAACTTAGCTAGACGAGGTTGTATTATGATGCCAGAATTTTTGAGAGAAAGACATTGGAAAGAAGATGTAATGAATCCTAATATAGATTTAATTGTAGGAGCCTGGTGGAATGATAATTTTGTAGATCTAATGTCTAACAACACTATAGGAAAGATGGTAAAACATGTAACTCCTATGGAAGCGTCTATGATGAAAATGATGCGAAACGCTGCACTAGCAGTTAAGGTAGGTCTAGCAAATGAGTTTAATGATATATGTAAGTCAATGGATATTGATTATAAAGTACTACAAGAGTTTTTAGAATCTGATGAAAACCTAGGAGGAACCCATTGGGCTGTTCCAGGACCAGATGAAAAGGTAGGTTTTGGTGGAACATGTCTCCCTAAGGACTTGACTCATGCTTCTGCTTTATCATATAATACGCATAACATAATGAATACAGCCCTTGAGGCGAATAAAGATAGGAGAAATAATGAGTAAATTATTAGAAAGGATAAAAAAGAATTCCTCAATACGAGAAACAAATATCCTAACAGAAAGTAAATTCTTTGGAGAAAAGGATTTAATACAAACCTCGGTACCAGCAGTTAATGTTGCATTGAGTGGAAAATTAGATGGTGGACTAACACCTGGACTAACAGTATTTGCAGGTCCTAGTAAACATTTTAAAACAGCATTCGCTATGCTATTAATAAAAGCATTCCAAGAGAAATATGAAGATGGTGTTGTATTGTTTTATGACTCAGAGTTTGGAGCACCTCAATCTTACTTTGAAACATTTGATATTGATACAGGCAAAGTAATACATACACCTATCTCAGATATTGAACAACTTAAACATGATATAATGCAACAGTTAAATGGTGTTGAAAGAGACGATCATCTAATGATTGTTGTTGACTCTGTTGGTAACTTAGCTTCTAAGAAAGAAGTAGAAGATGCTTTAGAAGGTAAAAGTGTTGCTGACATGACAAGAGCTAAACAAATGAAATCTTTATTTAGAATGGTAACTCCTCACCTAACTATTAAAGATATTCCAGCTATTGTAGTTAACCATACATATAAAGAGATAGGATTGTTTCCTAAAGATGTTGTTAGTGGTGGTACAGGAATTTATTACTCAGCAGATAATATTTTTATTATTGGTAGACGACAACAAAAGACAGGAACAGAAGTTACAGGTTATGAATTTGTAATTAATGTCGAGAAGTCTAGGTTTGTAAGAGAGAAGTCTAAGATCCCTGTAGAAGTTACATGGGAGAACGGTATTAGCAAATGGTCTGGTCTATTGGAAATGGGAATAGAATCTGGATTTGTAATAAAACCTACTGTAGGTTGGTACCAAGCAATAGATCCTGATACAGGAGAAGTAGCAGATGTTAAACATAGAGCTAAAGATCTCGGTAAAGAGTTTTGGCTTCCCATATTATCAGACAAAAGATTTTCAGACTGGGTACAACAAAGATATACAATCGGCTCAGTAGAGATGATGGGAGATGAAGTTTCAGATGAAGATATTCAACAAGAATACGAAAAAGTCTAAATGCGATCGTTGTGGAGACATAATAAAGAAAAACGATAAATCTTATTGTTTTCACAACACAGAAGAAGAAATTTATATTTGCATGCCTTGTGTTCGTGATGTCTATAATGAGTATGTAAAGTTTAATGGTGACGGAATATTAAAAGAAATGGATAATCCAATTGAAGAATAGAATTGAACAAGTTATATTAGAAAATCTTATAAAAGATGATGCTTATGTTAGGAAAGTAATTCCTTTTCTAAAACCTGAATACTTTATGCAGTATGAAGATAAAAAAGTATTTGATATTATTCATAGCTTTGTAGAAAAATATAACAATCCTCCTAGTAAACAAGCAATTATTCTAGCAGTTAATGAAGACACATCTTTAAATGAAGATAGTCATGCTAAGTGTATGGAAGTTATTAACACTCTAAATGGAGATGAGGTTAATAGAGATTGGTTAGTAGACGAAACAGAAAAATTTTGTAAGGATAAAGCTCTATATTTAGGAGTAATGGAATCTATACAAATTATAGATGGTAAGAATAAAGAGAAATCTACAGATGCTTTGCCTAGTATTTTATCTGAGGCATTGAGTGTAGGATTTGATACAAACATAGGACATGATTTTATAGAAGATGCCGAGAAACGATATGACTTTTATCATAGGTTAGAAGAAAAGGTAGAGTTTGATCTGGACATGTTTAATAAAATAACAGAAGGTGGTTTATCTAATAAGACTCTTAATATAGCATTGGCGGGTACTGGTGTAGGTAAATCCCTGTTTATGTGTCATATGGCGTCGGCAGCAATCTCTAAGGGTAAAAATGTATTGTATATTACCCTAGAAATGTCAGAAGAACGCATCGCAGAGAGAATAGATGCTAACCTAATGAATATCCCTATACAGGAACTAAGTGATTTATCTAAGGCAATGTATGATGATAGAATTAAAAAGATAAACGATAAGATTGAAGGTAGACTTATTGTTAAAGAATATCCTACAGCGTCTGCACATAGTGGACACTTTAAGGCATTAATTAATGAATTGAAATTGAAAAGAAGTTTTTTCCCAGACATTATCTTTATTGACTATTTGAATATATGCTCTAGTAGTAGATTTAGGCCTGGGAGTAGCGCTAACTCTTATACAATTATTAAGAGTATAGCAGAAGAACTTAGAGGGTTGGCTGTTGAACAAGATGTTCCTATTGTAAGTGCTACACAAACAACAAGAGGTGGTTATGACAATAGTGATGTTTCATTAACAGATACTTCTGAGAGTTTTGGTCTTCCTGCTACAGCAGACTTAATGTTTGCTATTATTAGTACAGAAGAACTAGAACAGATGGGACAATTTATGATTAAACAGTTGAAAAACAGATATGCTGATCCTACAAGGAACAAAAGATTTATGATAGGAGTTGATAGAGCTAGAATGAAATTATTTGATCTAGATCCTTCAGCACAAACTCAACTTACTGATGCGAATATAGATATTCCTGTATTTGATAGCGGACAAACGGAAAATAAGTATGACGACTTTAAATTTTAATGATATAGAATGGGAAGTAATGGATACACCTGTGGCAAAAAGATTTGCCAGTTTTTTTGAGAAACATGAAAGCACTTCTAAACAAATATTTTTTATGGGTGAAACAGATATACAAATAAAAGATGAAATAGATAAATCACTTTACATGTTAGGACTTGAACCTTCTGATGATATGAACAAATTACATGACATATTTGCAGATCATAAAACACCTACCAAGGAATTAAGTAGATTAAATAATCTTATTCATTACCATGAATTAGTTGAACATGGATTTCCGCCTCGATGGGGCTATATGTTTGGTGATGATAATGCTAAGATGGAATTAACCGAAGAAGACTATGAACATTTTACTCTTACAAGAGAGTTTGGAACATTGTATATTAATTACTCTCATGTAGGTAAACATTTTGCTGAGGTTGTTTTTTCTAATGATTATGATATAAAGAAAGAACAATATCGTCCACAAGAATATGCACGCCCTAGTTTCATGTGTTGGTTGGGTGATGATTTAGAGGAAACAGATATAAGAGCATTTAAAGTTAGAGTAGAAAATGCAAGACAAATGTTACAAGAAAGATTAGAACTACCTGAAAAAGGAGATCCAGCGTTAAGAGTAGGATATATTCCTTTTGCTAAGTTAAAAATGGATATAAATAATAGTGAACTTGTTAATCACTTACTTAAAGTGAAAGGCAAGAATACGAATTATATGGAACTATTTCCACAGGAGTAAAAATGGTAGATTCAAAAAATGATTGGTCTGAAGAACCACAAACAAGAAAAGTAAATTTAGAATTAGAGATAGATACAAATCTAAAAGATTCAAGTAAAAACAGATATCAAGGTTTAATTGACCTTGCAAGAGCATTTGATCAATGGAGAATATTTCCTCGTATCTTTATATCTACATACATTTACTTACTCTACAAAGTAGTAATTTGGTATATGGAGTTAAATGCTCCTACAATGGAACAGAGTGGGTTGGTTAGTGTCGTAGTTGGCGCTGGAGCTGCCTGGTTTGGTCTTTACACAGGTTCAAGTAAACAAAAGGAAAAATAATTATATAATAGGAGAGAGAATGCCCCCAAAATTTAAACCCAGCCACAAAGAATATATTAAAGGTCCAGATGGCAGACCAACGAAAAGAACTAGAATGAAGCACTATTATGTGGGGCAAGTTTCAACCGAAGATTTAATTGACGCCATAAATAATGGTAAGAAAAAACATAAAAATAAATTTATTAATGAATTAACAAGACGTGGAGTAAAATTAGTATGGAAGACACCAGAAACGATATCGGAACAATAGAACCTGCACCTAAAAAGGAAGGGTTAACTATTGAACAGTTAAAAGAGAATTCTTTAAAACTAGAAAAAGAATTAAAAGCCAAACAAATAGGTGCTATTAGAATCTATGATGGCGCATTAGATCCTGGGTTTTGTGATGATTTAATAGAAGTATTCAATACGAATACAGACCTACATGATAACATCGACGAAGAACAAATTAAATGTGTTCAATATTCTTACAGTAAAAATCACGAAGGTGAAGATGTACATGAACAACTAAAAGATCATATAATGAAACTATATGAGCATTATTTAGAGGATTTGAATCTTCCTAATATGATTGCACATAAAGGCCTTGAATCTCTAAAAATAAGAAAATACGATCCTGATGAGGAACCAATAGCAAACCCACATATAGATGTGGTTAATCATGAAAGTGCTATTCGTGCCATAGGATTCCTATTTTACCTATCAGATAACAATAAAATGACTAATTTCCCTAGACAGGGTGTTGGCGTAGAATCTATCAAAGGCAGAGTAGTTATATACCCACCTAGCTGGGAGTACCCTATTATTGAGAATATGCCCGAAGAAGGCAGTAAATATAATATGCAAACCTACCTACATTACGCCTAACTTACTGATATCTCACCAAAAAAGATTTCAAAAAAAGTACAAAAAGTGCTTGACTTATGGTCCGCCAGAGTGCATAATGTATGTATATTAAATAAAAAGGTATAAAGATTATGACAAATTGGGAAGACTTATCAGAAAGAGATCAACTTTTAACTTATATTAGTGATACTCACAAAGACGCTTACGGGTTTAGACCTAGAGGCCTTTACAATGGTATGTCTGTCCAAGAGCTTAAAGTTGAGCTTGATAGACTTTATGAGGCAGCTTCTGAGGAAGCAGATCGCATACATAATATCGAGACTCGAGCTTGGAAGGCTTTGAAAAGTCATTATGCCAATTTAGTTGATATGGGAGCAAAAGACTTTAGGCAAGCTCTTGCTTGGGATATGGAAGCTGAAGATGTGGAATCATGGGACTTTGGGTTCTACTGTTACCACAAAAACATTCCTTACTCTAAGGAAAGAGTGCTAGAAAGATTAGCAGCTTAATAGCTCTTTTGGTCCACAAAGTGGTTGACATTAGGTACAATAGAGTGCATAATGTAACTTGTAAATGAGAAAAAAGGTGATAATATGACTGAACAACTATTTAATTATGCAGGCTATAGCGTAACTGAAACAGGCCAAACTAAGGCTAGATTCGGTAATGACATGGTATCTCGCATTAAGAAACTTACGGCTAAGGGTAACCAAGATACTTGGTTTGCTGAATTGCCGCAAGCCATGACTAAGAAGGAAGCATCTAATTATTTGCTTGAAAGGGATGACATTAAGTCTAACTTTGATGTAAGAGATGCTTTACAGAAAGTCGTGTATCGTAATGTACCTAAGTCTACAAGAACGGTAACAGCAGGTAATACTGTTTCTACTACTGTGACTGTAAATGAAGGTACACAACCTGGCAATTATGCCAACAACATGGAGAGCTAATATGGCTAATCGTAAAGTGAGCCAAGAGCAAAAAGTTCTAAACTTTTTGAATCAAGGCAAAGCGTTGAGTAACGCTGTGGCAACACATAAACTCAAAGTAAATAGACTACCTGCAAAGATCAATGTTTTAAGATCTAAAGGATATTCTATCTACACAAATACCAACAATGTAGGCAACCCGACTTACAGACTTGGTACACCTAGCAGAGCTATGGTAGCAGCAGCACACGCAGCTGGCGTATCATTCAGTTAAGCTAGTCTTAAATGGAGCCATATATGAAACATAAGAACCCTGTGGCTCCATTACATTTTCAAAGAGGTTTGGTACACCGAGGTCGTCCGAGATCAAAAGACCAATTATAAATAAGGAGAGAGCTAGGTAGACTCGTTAAACGGCCAATACAAAAACATATATCCTGGATAATGATATAAAACTTATCCACCAGACAATTAAAAAAAGGATAAGACATGGAAAAAATAGATTTATCAAGAGAATTAATTGAAGCATTAAGCAATCAATATCGTGGCAACATACAAGCTGCAAGAGCTAATGTAAGAGTGTATTTAGAAAATCCAGCAGGGATAGGTGAACACCCAGACATAATTCAATCTATTGACAGTCAGATCCAAATTATAGCAGACAACCAAGAGAAATTAGACATTCTCAATAGCCGTAGATTTAATTTTTCAGGGAGTAATTTTCCTGTTGAATAATCTACAAAAAGCTACCTTTGGTAACGAATTTTTTAGAGCAGAGATCTCACCCATGGAGGTGCCAGACGGAATGTTCAAAGTAGAGTTTTTTAGTAAGGACGATTTGGTCTTTACAGAATATTTAGGTGATAGAAATTTAGCTGTTGACACAGCAAAGACATTCGTTAGACAAAGGGAGCAACTACATGGCAAATAATGTATATTCTACTATACAATTTGAAAAAGGAAACAATGATGCAGAAAGAGAATTCGTAAGAATCTTTGAATTCATTGAAACTTTTGATGAGAAAGGTTTAGAGTTTGCAGACTTTTATCTTACTAATCAGGAAATCGTAGACGAAGAGTTTATGAAAGATTGGGTTGGTCCTTTGTCAGCAGTCGTTACAAAATTTATGGGTACAGAGGTAGAAGTTAAATCTTCTTGGATATCTCCCCATGTATTCTTCACAGGTTTATTAGAACATCTAAGAAATACAGATCCAGATACTGTATTAAGTATGCAATATGAAGATGAATTTTTAAACTTTTGTGGTGTGTATGTTAACGATAAACAGATTGAGGAATCAGGTGGTTGGTTTAAGAATCAATTCGATGCACTAGACGATAACCAAATAGACTTTTTAGAGTTTGTAGAGGATACGCAGATAGATTGGTTAGATAAATTGTGTTAATTTTGTGTTGATAGTATGTTAGGAGGATATATAATGCGGTTTGTGGAAAA